ATCCTTCGGATGTCTTCGTTGGACTAGTGTATATTGATACTGGTCTAAAGAAGAATGCTAAGAAGGATAGAGAAGAGTTAAAGCTAGATAGAGAAGAGGCAAATCTATTATTCGGTATGACTGATTCTCCAAGAGCTAGATACATGGCTAATTATCTTAATAAGCTACCAACTAACAAGTTTACAGCATTAGCTGACAACTTCACAGCAGCAGAGCAAGAACTAAATAATATAAAGAATCCAAGTGCAAAGAGAATACAGAAATTAATACTAGAAACAATCAAAGAAAGACCAATCCCTGTATATGTTCCTACCAAGAAGAGTGATCGTCTATTTACTCGTGGAGCATCAATGCAGAATCTAAAGAAGAATGTTAGAAAAGCATTAACACAGGGATGGTTTGAGTTTGATCTTTCTTCCGCACAATTAGCAATAATAGCTTATCAATGGAAGATACCTGAAGTATCTCAGTTCTTAGCAAATGGTGGTAGCTTATGGAGAGAATTACTAACTCATTTAAATGTATCTGATGCTCACTACGAAGATGTCAAGAGTATTGTTAAGGATTTTGTTTATGGATTAATCTTCGGAATGGGAGAGACTAGAATAGTAACTGAATTAACTGAGTATCTTCTACCTTATAATGTTGAAAATGCCGGGAACAAGTTTCTATCCCACCCAATCATCTCTCTAGTTCTCGAAGCAAGAAGGAGAAGAGTCAATCAACTATTAAAGAATGGTTTCTACGCATATCAGGAAGAAAAGGAAGTTGATCCAAAAGAGAGAGCAGAAGTACTTAGAGCATTAAATGCTGGTGAGTTAACTGAGCAAGATTATAATTGCTGGTTATCAACTAAAATGACTCTAAAGACTGTTGATGTTACCAAGCACAATGTATTATCTGTTCTAGCTCAGCAAGCACAGAGATTAGAGCAAGTATTAATATACCCAGCATTTCAATTACTAGATCAGACATCAGACTTTTCAATAGTATTATATCAATTTGATGGATTCTCTGTCTCTTTTAATAATAATGCAAAGAAAGAGTACTGGATCAATAGAATTGTCAATGCAGTTAATGAGACAGCAGCTAACATCGGAATCAATACTTCTCTAGTATGGGAAGAAAATCCAGTCATAGTTGATTATGAGAGAATTGATGATGTAGAAGTTGCCGGGATAACAATTGCACCAGCCAATCTACCACTAGAAGGATTGGTCTAGTCATGCTGATCACATTCATCAAGGAATGTGTTTGATATGGCTAAATCAGTAGTTGTTGGTAATAAGACATTTAAGACAAAGACTGAATTAAAAGCATTCTGCAAAGAGATATTATATAAGAATGATACTGATGTCTTATTAAATGAGGAGGATTCTCTCTTTTTAGCTAATCTAATTGAATTACATCCAGAAGCAGAAGCAAAGATTGGTTGTGGTATTGCCTCTTTTACAACTAAACCTAATATGGGTAGTAGAGTATTCTGGTTAAACAGAATTGATGGAACATCAACAGATTTCTCCTATCTAAATAGTATTACTAATCCTTCTAGACTATCAATGGTTAAAAAAGCTGGGAGAAATACAGTCAAGAGTCAGATACTAGAATATAAGAGCAAGAACTTTGTTCCCGGTATGATCTGCAAAGTATCTGGTCTACCAATACCTAATACCTTTCTAGCTCACGTAGATCACATGACTCCAACCTTTGATGAGATAGTAACTACATTTATAGCTGAGAACAAGATAGATATTAATACAATAGAACTAGATGGAATGGATGATGGAGAGATACAGAAAACCTGGAAGGGAGAGATAGGAGAGAAGTTTAAGGAGTATCACAAGGAGAGAGCTGTATATCAAATAGTACATGAAAAGGCAAATCTCTCTATTCTAGATTCAAAGAAGAATCAACCAGATAGATTCCTCTTCTCAAAGTCTGTTCCCGGCAAAATTGAGTAAGATTTAATATTAAATTAAGAAGAGAGCTAAATGCTCTCTTTCTTTTTGCCGGGAATAACTTACTTCTTTAATCTATCTAGAATACTCAAAGATATTACTGAAAGATTAGCAACTACCATTATAGCACCTGCCATCTTTGAATATCCAAGAGTCTGCACTTTTATTTAAAAGAATAATAAATAGTTATACCCAGTTGATGAGTTTTGATGCATCATAGACTCATGACAAAAGAAACAAGTAAAACAGATAAATGCTTACAATGTGATAATGAGTATATTAAGGTTAAATCCTGGCAGAAATATTGTGATAAGGAATGCAAGGCAGAAGCTAATGCATTTGAATATAATTATCAAAAGCAGGCAGTTTCCATCTTTGGATACTCTGATAATATAATATACATAAATGACAAGGAGTTTAATAAGATCCTTGGATATACATACAATTTAACACAGTTAATTCTTACCATGCCTTTTGAGGAATATCTAAGAATAAGAGATCTTAAGAAGGAACAGGATATAAAGATGTTCTTAACTATAAATGGGTATCCTGAATCAGCAGAACCTCTTGCTCTATTAGGTATTACTATTAATAATGGAACAACAAATATTATATTAAATGATTGGTTCAATACTGTGCTGGAGAATGCAGATGTTATATCAGAAAGAGGAAAGAGTATTCTAGTTAAACTAACATATAAGATACTTTCTACTGGAGATAGAAGTAAGATTAAAGGGTTAGAAGTGGGAGAAGATAAGGAATGGAAGGTATTATACAAAGAGTAATCATAAAACCAATAGAAAAGGGAGCCTAAATAGCTCCCTTTCTTTTATCTATCTAGGATGTCTTGGGTTAACCTATATAAACCTGCCATAGAAGAAATCCACCTGATATTGCTCCACCTGTAGCTATACTCATAAATATAGCATCTGTATCACCTAGTACCCATGGAAATGCTGTTGATCCACCATTCTCTATAAACTCAAATACCTGTGGTGAGGTACTATAATCAGCTACTGGTACAGTAACATGTGCTACAGGCTGATCATCTCCACTCTTAAATAGACTTATAGTTAATGCAGCAGTAACATCTCCCTTAACCCATACTCTACCTTGTAATACTCTAGGAGAGGGAAGAACTACAGCAGCAGGAGTACATGCAAGTGGTCTTACAGTTACTAGGCCAGTTCCATATAGTTTAGTATTAGATGTTCCCTCCCATAGAAAGAAGCCAGTATCACCAACTAGAATAGTTCCTTGATAACCACCACTAACCATTAGAACAGTAGGTTTAATAACTCTTAGAGTATTTCCTGCACCAGCTTGGTCTAGTGTAACTAAGTCTGTGATTGTAGCTAATTTAGCTGGTGTAATAGCTCCATTAGAAACAGTGGTATCAACACCATTTGCATTTCCCATTAATCCACCATGAGCCAATAATTCTTTTAGGTTTGCCATCTCTGTTTTTCTCCTAGATCAATTATACATGTAAATGAGATAGTATGAGTACCCTGTCTTATAAAAAAGAAAAGCCCTCAAAAAAGAGGGCCTCTGCTTAATATTTAATTGTTAGTTAAGTGGCTGTACTAGAAAGAGGTCTTTAATCCTTATCTAGCATTAATTAGGAGTTCACCAGCAGCTACACCCCATACAAGAACATTAGTCATTCTGTCCCCTGTGAAAGCAGGTGCAGTTGACTGAAAGCCCTTTGCATAGTCTACTGTGTGGGTCTCACCACTAGCAGCTAGATGAATCCAAGTAGAAGTTGCACCAGCAGCAGGGGCTGGAGTTGCTACAGGAGCTGTAACTGAGTCACCATTATGACTGGAAACTACTTTAACCCAGCAGTCTGCCTTAGCTAATATATTAACAAAGCCACAGTCTTTTCCTAAAGCAATAGAGTATCCAGCACCAGCAGCCATTAGTTTTGTGAGTTGTACATTTGTTGCCATTGTCTTGGTTCCCTTTCCTTTTCCTTAGACCTTAAGGAGTTACCAGCTTTACAGCTAGTTGTGGTAGTCCATAGCCACAGCCATAGAATGCATCATAACCATAAGAAATTGCACCCTTTGTTCTCCTGATTTCCTCATTAGGATCTAGTCCAGCATAATGGAAGGTAGCAGGTCTTGCAATAGATACAATGAATGGTCTCTGAACCTTGTTTGAAAGCTTCATTACATACCATGACTTAGTAGGATCTGTACCTTGAGTGTTTAGCTCAGGGAAGAGAACTACATTTGCTCTACCTAGTAACTGGTTACTGATTCCAGCAGCAGCAGTGTTTGCACCAAAGACATTGGCAATTTCTTGACCATGCATTAACTTCAGAGCAGCAGTTCTTAGGGCCTCATTAGGTACAACTATGACAATCTCACCATCATCTGCATTTAGAAGCTCACCATCCCAACCTTTGATCTGTCTTAGAGTATCAAATGCTGTGGTAACACCAGCCTCATCTAGAGCAGTATTTACTTTAAGATTGCTATAAGTACCTAGAGCTGCATCATTAGGATTGACAGGGTGGTCAGTAGCAAACATTGCCTTACCATCATAGCAAGTACCATTTGCACCAATTACAACTGCTAGATTTCTATCAAACATCTTTCTAGATCTAGCAACAACATCACCAAGCTTGTTAGCTAGAACACCATAAACATCCTGAGTTAGTGTATCAATATAGATCTGCTCATCAGCAGGTGCTTTTCTCTTGTGATCTACACTTAACATAAGGATCTGTGCATCAGCTATACTTCTATCCTTACCAAAATCCCAATCTTTTTCTGCATTAACTACAGGGCTGAAAGGCAGCTTAACTGAATCACCAGATGCACCAGTGTTAAAATAAGCTAGCTTCTCTGCAACAGTAGAATTATCAAACTGCATATTAGCCATAGCTGTAGAAACTTCTGTAAAAATAACACTAAGGTCCTGTACTGATACTATTCCATTTGCCATTGTTCTGTTTCTCCTTTTCCTTGGTTCCTAGTTTCCCTTACTTACACTATTAAGCAAAGTACTTGTGTACCAATTATTTCAAGTGCAATAAGAGTCATATCTCCAGCACCAGCATTACCTGTTTTAACTGTGGTCTCATCTTCTACTAGAACCAGTCCACCAAGGTCTGCACCTGTTACTGGATTAGTACCTGAGTTATCTAGAAAACATGCACCTCTCCTGAAAATCATTGGAGATGCTAGAGTAGTATCAGTACCAACTGCACTATTATCATAAGTCTTCTCTGCTATACCTAGTAATTTAGCTCCAGCTTGACCAATACCAGCCTTCTGTGCCTTACCAGCTACCTGCATACCTAAAACACCTTTTAGAATCTTTGCATTAGCTAGAATTAAAGAAATAGCTGCTGTAGTGAACCATTCACCTTGAAATTTAGTAAGTCTTTCTACTGTGGTTGCCATTGTTTATTGTTTCTCCTTGTTTGCTATCTTAGTTAGTTGTGATGTGTTATGGAAGTGTATTTTCATTTTTTTATTCTTTTCCTATTGTTTGCTTCAAATTAGCTGAGAACATACTTTTAAACTTAGCTACACCCTCAGATACAGGCTCTTCCTTATCTAGAGTAGCTTCTTTGACCTTTGAATCAGTTAGCATGACTGGTGTTACAGCTAGATATGCTTCTAGTAGTTCCATTGGTACTGATAGAGCCCAGCCCTTTTGAGCAGGTAATAGTTTCTTAGCCTTTAGAGCATCATCAATTACCTTATCTTTCTTAGTAGTTACTATCTTTTCATTAAGGGCCTTAACTTCTTTAACTAGAGACATATTCTCTTCTGAAAGCCTAGATACATTATCCTTTAGAGCCATTAATACACCAAGCTGCTCATTTAATTCAGTCTTACCAGTCATGCTAATAACCTGTTCTGTAAGCATTGCTGGTACTTCCATTTCTACTTTAACTACTTCTTCTTTCTCAACTATCTTTTCAATTACCTTCTCACCTAATTGTCCTAGTGAGTAGAACATATCTTCCTTCTTTACATAAGTCTGTAGAGGATCAATAGCTAATCTCTTTGCCTTTACACAATCAGCCATCTTCATAAGAGTATCCATATGATCTTTATACATACCTCTCATACTCATTCCATCCTTATCTAGGTCTTCACTAGAATCATTATCACCATCTATATCATCTACCATTAACATAGCCTTAGCCACATGCATTGAATATGCAGTTAGATAGTCCATAGATTCATCTAGGTGTTTAAGGTGTTTCATTTTGTCTTGCATTGTATCTCCTTCTACCAATTTTACTTCTTCTGAGTTCTTCTTAGAAGCTAACTCTTTGGCCCTAGATAAAACAACCATAAGTCCAGGATCTGTAGTCCCCTCAAGAGTTTCTATTAATTTTTTAGTTAGTTTCTGGTTCATTTCTTTTTCTCCTCCCTTCATAATACTTTCTTTCTTACTAGAATAGAATCTTTAGAAGGTAAGTAATGAAAGTAAAAAAGTTACTTTAATAGGTATTCAAGTAATAGGTCAATTCCTGCTGGATCTGTTAATGAGATTAGGGGCTCTAAATTATTTGTGGCTGGAAGATTAGTAATTGACACATTAATTAATCTTATAACTTCACTGTTTTCTCCTTTAGTTATAATTACTGGGCTAATGTATCTATACTCTTTGTTTTCTATTAAAGCTTTGGCCTTATCTGTCCATGAAATGTCAACTGCCCATAGTCCATCACTTCTTAATTCTAATTTAAACCAACCTGCTGCTTTGCCTTGTTCTTCATCTTCTGGATCTAGAGAGAGATGGTTATAATCAAAATATAGATCAAGGCCCCTTGCTTTATATGTTTTTAGTACCTCTTCTCCTAATTCAGGTGTAAATGTATATGATCCCTTTACTGTACTTGTTACACCATATTTTAATATAAGTATCTCTGTTGGTGCCTTATCAGACAGCACCTCATTTAATATTAGTTGACTCATTACTTTTTCTCCTTGGCTGGAAATACATTCCATACACATTCTCCACCAATGCATGAGCCTTTGCATACTGTTTCCTGGCAATCTACATCTTGCCCACACATCTTATGTTCTGTACAGGTAGCAGGCATGTCTAGAGACATATCAGGCATAGGATTCTTTGGAGGGCATCCTAAGCATAGTAATAAGAGGATGAATGCTAGATAAGATTTCATTATGCAACCACCATAGCATTGGTTATTGGGGCTAGATTGATGTGTCCATTATAGTTACTTAATACTTCTACAGCAGCAGCTATTAATCCTGTGATGGTTGTAGGACCAGAATAGGTTAGAGGATAGGTAGCATCTGCAACATTGTGATAAGTAGTTGAGGCAACATGGGCATTAAACTTAGCCTTGAATTGAACTGCAAGATCAAATACACCACCTGGGTTAGATACATCTGCTGCTGTGACAATGTTGAATGTATCATTAACTGTGTGGACTGTAGCTTGTGTTCTGTGGGCATTGTACTTAGTCTTGAATTGATTAGCTAGAGTGATCATAGAATCATAATCAGTTGCTGAGCAGTTAGCAGCAGTTACAGCATTAGTTCCATCTGGATTGGCATGTGGTGAGCCACCAACTGAGAAGATAATGTGGTTATTATAGTTAAGCTTTAAGTTATTTAGAGCTACAGCTATATCTATAAAGGAGTTGAGAGGATCTAGTCCACCTAGAGTATTAGTAGTATCAGCAACAACATGGACCCCTGATGCAGTTCCATCAGGCTTTAAGTTAGCTATGTGATTTGTATAGCAGACTTGCTCATCAGATACCAGAGTCTTTAAAGCATAAAAGATGGCTCCACTATAAGTAGGGCCAGAATCCATTGTAGCTGTAACTATATTTGCATTATCTACAAGCTTATGAGCTAGGATTAGCTCTGCACCACCTCTAGATAAGTGAACATTATATAATGCCTTTGCATCATTAAATAAAGTGGCTGCATCATCTAGAGTAGTTGGGGTAGCATTAGTTAATACTTGTTTAACACCAGTTAAGCTATAATCAGGACCATCATTGTGACAATTACTAGTTCCATGAACATCCTTATGAGTTGAGTTATGAGCATCAATTCCATTTTGAATTATAGAATTTCCAACAATGTAAGCCATTTAATTATTCTCCTTTGGTGTGAGTGTATTCATTTCTGTTTCTCCTTGCTTTATTCTATCCCAGGCAACCTTTGCAGAGTATGATAATTTCTTCTTTGTTTCATCTGAAACCTTTCCTCTAGTTTTCCATGCTTCTCTTAGCCTTGCTCTTGTTTCTTCTGATACTGGCTTTCTATTCTTCCACACCTCTGACATCTTTTTCTTAGATTCTTCAGTATGTTTAAGGCCAAGCTCTTTAACTCCTTCAATTGCAGCACAATTCATTAACTGCTTTACTGGAAATAGGGAGGCATAATAACCTTCTTTTTCATCTAGCTCCCTCTTACCCCCTTCTTCTAAAACAAAAAAGGAGAATAAGCTAGAACCATACTTATTCCAAGAGGCTTGCAGAACTGGATTTATGTGTTTATTATTGTTTAAATGAGTTTTATGCTCAGTCCACCTTCTATTAATACTTGTTGATTGTCCAATGTAAATTCTATCAGAAGGTATACAATAAATGGCATATATACCACTTAGTTTAACTGGGCTTATATCCTTTATATTATCTGCTAGCCACTTGTTTATTTCCATTCATGTAGTGTACTAAATGTACATTACTATGTATACTATAAAGTTGATAATACCAAGCTAATGATTATCTCTTCAGTCCATCCTTTAATACATGTGGGGCACTCAAAGTATATCTTAGTAGGTCTGTTTGTTTGAACCATACTCATTCCCTTTTTTCCTAAGTCTGCCTGTGATTCCATATTGCAATTAGAACAATTGGAATATAGATGAACACCTGGGAAGTATAGCTTTTGTTTAATTTGAAGATCTGAGGGAATTCCACTTATTCTCATATATAAAGTATATCAGATCACATCCTTAAAGGGATGTGTTGTTATCAGTTATATGGTACTAAAAGTACAGATATCTAGTGGTACAAAGTACATCCTCTCAGGACCATTTCTAGAATTAATTATTCTGCTTGTAGCCTTTTCTGCATCCTTAGCCTTATATGTTAAGGCTCTTGTATAATCTCTATTAACAACAGCTAGATAAACAGGTAGTGGGCCAAATGGTAGATCTTTCCAAGCTGCATCCTTTCCATATATGAAGTGTCTCTTTCTCTCAAACATTCTAACCTCAGTATATGGATACTTCTCTCCAGTCCACATATTTGTGTGCTCAGCTTCAATATAAGCTACTGGCTTTCCCTCCTTATTCTTTACTATGATATCTACTCCATATTGATCAGCATTATTATCAAATGTATGAGTAGGATTCAGCTTCTTAAACATTTTAATTAAGGTGTCTCTTGTCTTAGCATCTACTTCATCAAAGGCTTTTTTATCAAAATATGTTGTGGAAGAGGTCATACTTCTATTAGACTGTTAATTATTATTTATGAGAATATCTTTTTAATAGAATTGTAGAAATAATTTAACAAAAAGTGTTGACACTTTTATATAGGGATAGACAGCCTATAAGGATTAGTCAAGGTGCAGCATTAAGGAATAGATTGAAGGATAGGACATGATATGCCAATAATTAGGAGATTTACATCCTGAAAGGTACAGTTTTTAATTATAAAGTGATGGATAGGTACACATAAAAAGAGTGTCATTTTTAGGTATGCAATATGTACTATACATAGGATAGATAATAAATATATATATAATATATATCATATAGATTCTAGATAATAAGTGACCTATCAATAGCCTGGAATATAAATAACAAGTGGGACTTCAGGCCCACTTGTTATATAGATGGAAGGCTGATAGAAACTTATGAGAGAGAATTCACCTGGGATTTCATAGGCAGCCCATAATTTAATAGTAGTTGATCAAGGTCAATCTTATCTAGTAAGCCTTGTTCCTTCAATGCAGCTAGAGCTGTAGCTAGAGAAGATATGGCCAATGATTTAGATTGTAGTGTCTTAGCTAGTGTTTCCTCATCTTCAGGAGGTTGAGAGTTATAATGAGGTAGAGGCACAACATAATCAGGCCCAAAGTTAATCTCATAAAAGACTCTTAGAAGCTGGTTATAGATAGTCTCATTAAGCATTGATGTATCAGCTTCTAGATACTCAAGCATGATATCCTTATGAATCTTTCCTAGTGCATAAGAGCCAGCCTTTGAACCACTATCAGTTGTTAGATTTTGTCCCAGAACTGCTACTGCTATTTCAACATTGGCCTGTTCTATAGCATCCTTAAAGGTATCTGATGAATTTGATTCAGGTTGTACCATCTTAAAGGTGGCACCATTAGGTAATAGAATAGGAGCACCTAATCTTGCATTAGTAGATATATCTCTAATAAAATTCTGTGCATCCTCTTCTGGAGGAGTACCTGATTCAACAGGCATCTCTAGTACTCTAATTGGCTGTCCATTAGCTGCATTAAATCCTCTCCAATCAGCTAGAGTATAAGTCTTTTGTAGCCAAGGATAAGCTAATGGTCTAATACATCCCTTCATCCATGGCTTCTTAGCATCTAGTTGACAAAAGGTAATCCAGTTGGGATCAGTAGGATCTATTCTAGCTGTGCCCTGTTGTAAGGTATAAGCCATAAACTCCCAGCTAGAGATATCAAATTGTATATTAGATGGATGAAAGGGAGTTAGCTTTGGAAGTACAATATCTCCCTCTTGTTCCCAATAGATACTACTAACAGAAAAACCCATTAGAATTACATTAGTTAAGATAGTAGCTAGAAGAGGCTGTGTAATCATATAAGGCCAATACTTCTTAACTACTTCTAGAGCAGCTAAGTCCTTATCATTAGGTGAATAATCATCTGGCCACTTCCATTCAAAGGGGAGGCCAATAACTCCTAATACTCTAGTATTAACTACACTGCTTACTCTAGAATCTCTGAAGACAGTATCAGATAGTCTACCAGACATAGTAAATTGGCCCCTCTCATGAGTAGCTAGAGCTGCTGATACAGATTCTACAGTCCATATAGTAGTAGGTGTAATATAGAAGTCTTGGGGTATCTTCTTATTTTCTCTTAAATAGTAATTAGGTGCAGCTGGTTCTATCTTATTTAAATCAGCCTTCTTGACAGGTTTCTTAATCTGTACCTTACTAACATTTGTTTTAGGTCTTGGCATGCTTCAGTTTCTCCTAGCCTTATTGTATATTGTATTACTATAGAATGGCATCCTTTATAGTCCCCCTAAAAATTTACTAAAAAATTTATAGGGAAGTTGATGAGAGCCTGGGTGTGGAGCCAAATGTACTCTAGAATCAGAATTAATAGGGCTAGTCCCTAACAGCTTTAGCTGTCTTGCTAATAGATTTGACTTATGTATGACATGTAGGTAGGACAGCATTAACTTATTTCTCTACTATTTAAATCAAATGGATTGTTTTCTCTGAAGATTCTCTGGCCATTATTAATCATAGAGTAGGTGGCTATACCATTATATTTATTACTGAGGACATATAGGCAACCACTTAGGCAATCAACAATGTCATCATGCTTCTCTACTGGGAAGCCAACTACTTGTTTGAAAAACTCCCTTCTATTCCTAATTACACTAGGATTATTAACTAACCATATCCTTCCCTCTTTAGCTAGAGGAGATACTATGCCTGCTCTAGCTTCTTTAGAAGAGGTAGTTCTATCACTAGTCTTCTGATCTATATATACTCTATGACCTAATGCTTTTAATTTAGTTTCAAAGTTGTGGGCAACAATCTTACCAGCAGAACCTCCCTCTTGTTCTATAGCAATAGCTACCATTGGACCATCTATCTTAGCTTGTTTATATACAATAGCTTCTACCTCATGTACTTGAGGCTTTAAGAGGATAATGTCTTCTATATAATAATTATCCTTCCATTTAGCTATTAACATACTAGCTAGAAAGTCTCCCTTATCTCCACTAGCAGCTAAGTCCCAATACCTTAATCTAGTCTTAGTTAGTGGTACTGCTGGAGCTTCTTTAAACCATTCCTCATTGAAATACATACCAGCTTCTGCCTTAACACCCCATCTACCTAGTAGTGCAGCTCTTCTAATAGGATCAGAGATACCATGTACTCTAGCTTCTTGATCTGGTGATAAGTCATTGATATTGGGGCATACATAGCTAAAAGACTTGTAACCTGCATCTCTTTCTCTAGATATAATTAAGCTGCCCTCTAAGTTAGTATAATATAATATATCTCCATTGTTGGCTTCAATAGCAATCTTTAAGGGATCTACTGTATATTTATTAAGCCATGGTCTATATCTATTAATAACCCACTCTTCATTAGGCCCACCAGGGTTAGTAGATGATCTAACTCTCAATGGTATCTTCCCCTTTGGATTTCTTACTCTTGATATTAAGTTAGTAATCTGGTCAGGAGTGAAGTGGGTTAACTCTTCAAAGTATAGGGCATGCCATTCAACACCATCATACTTCTTATAATCTAACTCTCCCTCACAACCATTAAATGTTATAACAGCTCCTGAGCTAAACTTAAATGTTCTAGTAACAGCATTATATTCAACCTTAGGATCAGCCTTATAATACCAATTCTTAGCCTCATCTATTAGCCCAGCCTTTTCTAGCTGTGTAGCTTCTCTTCTAAAGAAGGCAGCTCTGTACTCTGGTATATGAGCATACATTAAACTAGATACAACCATACAGCAGGTCTTACCTGAATAGGGAGTACCACCAAAACCTACTTCAAATACTCCTCTCATCTCTAGAGAAAAGAAATCTTCTTGGGGCTTAGACTTAGGCTTAAACTCATACATATTAGAATTAAGTTCCACTAGAAACTCCCTGTCTTTAAATATATACTATAATTAACTATATATGCATCATCTCCTGCTATAGCTCTAGCCAACTGTTCTGTAGCTTTTAATAGAGAAGAATCAGGCAGAGTATGAACATTCCATATAGTTTTGTACCAACCATTCTCTTCTCTATTACATATAGACACAGATATGTATGGAGGTTGATCACAGATAACTACCTTCTTGGGTATCTCTATATGAGATGTATTAACCATAAGAAGCCTCACTCAGTTGTGCTGGAGCCTGTGGTGTAATAAATCCTCCATCAATAACAGATGCACTTACCTCTTCTAATCTCTTAGCAGCATTTTCATTTACATATACAGCTATACCTATTTGAGTCTTATTATCAGGATTATTTACATCTATCTTCTTAGCATTTAATGCATCTATCTTTACACCTAGATCAATGAACTCTTTTGTTGCTCTGGCAAATTCTATAAGATCCTTCTGGCCAGCCTTATCACCTCTCTCATCAATAGTTATAAATCTTTTATATAGTCTAGCAGCCATATCTCTAGTCATGTCATTCTGCCATGAGAGATTCATATCAAACTCTCCAATAGCTTTTAATTTAGATGCTACCTCCTTATCCAGACTTTTAGTAATAGATTTATTAACATCCAATATCTTATCAATAGGCTGCTTAACTGATCCAAATGAGTTAACTAAATTATAAAGAGACTTCTTGGATGTATATCCTACATGACCAGCATCCTTCAACATATTATTAATATTATCTAGAATCTTGGTATTATCCTCACCTCTTGCCTTAGCATTATTATAATATGTCTCTAGCTTCTCCTTTAAGTCTATTTCAATAAATTTCTTTGGCATGTTTATATTCTACCATCCCTTACCTTTCAAGCATTGTAAAAGATGTGTATTAATTTGATTATGGCTGTAATACTTATAAATAAAATGTAAATGGGGCAGATTGTGCCTTATTAGTAGATATACTTATTATATTAGTAAGTGAGCATTGTAATTACAATCTGATTATATTGTAAGTGGCTTTTACAATATAAAAAAGGCCCAGTGAAGGGCCTCTGTTGTTAATCTATTTAGTTACTTCTTACCCAGCCAGACTTTGCTATCTAGCTTATCATCATTATTAAGAAATTCAGTTAGTAGCTCCTTTTCATGAGGGCTAACTAGAGTAGCTATATACTCCTTTAAATCTTCCTTAGTGAATGTAGGCTTTGAGGTACCAATATGCATGAAGAATCTATCTAGTGCCTCTATTTGTTTTATTTCAAATCTATGGTTTGCTACTCTACACTTATCAGAACAAAACTTGGCCCATTCTCTAGTCTTCTCAAAAGGCTCACCACAATTACCACAATCAATCTTGTTAGGCATGTAGTAATAGGAATACAGCAAGGCAACTACTAGTTTACCCTCTGCATTCTCTACTATTCTAAGAGAATATTGAAATACTATATCAGTACCAGGAGCCTTTGCTGCTCTAGCTAGATCCATCTTAAATCCTCTAAGTGCCATATCAATATATTCCTCTACATAACCTTCATCAATTGAACATAACATCATATCAATGCCTTTAGAGTTTCTTGCAGCTATTTTGAACTCATCCTTTATTAAAACATTACCAGGTGCCTCAGCTACCATAGCATTGATCTTATCAAGAGTAGTATTGTATGTCTTCTTTATCCCATCTGTAAGAGCATAAGCTACTTGGTCAGTAATCATTCTTTCCAGTATGTTGTTCTCTGTGGTCATATCTATAATGTAACTCATTTCTTAAAAAATGCATAACACTATTTAATATTTATTATCTTTTTTATGCTTTGTCTGTGAAGACTAGAAGATCAGGAGGATATGGAGCTATCTTATATACACCTACAGACCAATGATATATGTTGCCCTCTTCCTGCTCTACTATTAATCCAGGAACTCCCTCTATTGCCTTTGAGGCTATCTTGAAGAGTCTAAAGGAGTTAACTACTATTCTAGCTGATTGACAATTTGGTGATATCTCTTGTAACCTATCCAGGGCCAAAAATAGGTTATGTTCATCTAACTTTAAATATTCAATCATTAAGGACACCTAAACCTTTCATCAGATCCTTCTCTCTTACAGACTTCATAATAACCTACACCATTAGCATTTGGTAACTCACCTACCTTATATACCTTTCTAGTCTCTTCTCTTACTTCTTTATTAGTTCCTGGGCAACCAGTTAGGCCAGCCAAAAATAGTAGAATTAGTGCTGTTACCTTCATTTCCTTACCTCTCCTACTACTCTAATTATTACCTTATCCATTGTTATGACTACATCTCTAGCTATAGATCTTATATAGAATTTATGTTCTTTTAATATGTGTTTGATTACTATTACTTCTGGCTTGGTCTCCATATCTAGAATGTGGAAGCCATCATTGTGGTTAAGTGTGATAAGGATTTCATGTGGGCATTGACTATTGGAGTATTTAGGGCAGCCACCATTATGCATGGTGTAGCTCAGGTCTAAGAGAGAATATCCTACTCCATCTATTATTATTCTAGTTTCTGTTGGTATTGTTGAAAATGATGTAGGTGTATTTATTACAGGGGCACTTTTAACTGGTTTAGGTTGTTTAGTAGTCATTTAGAGACTCCCTGCCATTCTTTAAAACTACATAATCATAATGCAAAGTATTAGGTGAGTGCCCAGCCTTCATCTTTACAGGTGTTACCTTATTGCCTGCTGCTGTACCAACACATTTTCCTGTAGCCTCATCACAAGAAGTATTCCCTGTGCATGGAGGTGAGCAAGTCTTGCTTGGACTTACCTTTACCTCTGCTTGATATGGCATTTGCTGTGTAGTTGTTTGGCCCTGTTTAGTAAATTTATAAGTAGTAATCTCATCATTGCAGCCAGTACTAAATAACAAGGTTAGAGCAAGTAGAATGCTTGTTATGGTTTTCATTATCTTACTCCTACCATTCTATGATCATCTCTCATCTTGCCAACAACTTCTTTTAGCCCTATCATCTCTCTCTTTAAATCCTCTAAGGCAAGTTTACCTAGATCAGCTAGATGCTTTTTACTCTCCTTCTCAGCCTGTAGTGATTTATCATGCATTCTCTCTACAACTGGAACTAGATACTTAAAGATACAAAATATAACAGTAATTGATATAAGTAGGATAGTGATTAAGCTTCCCATTCCTTTTACTGTGTGAATTGATTCTAGGTTCTCTAGAATTTTTGGTATTGCTTCCATGTATATATTATGGTCCTAAATAGAAAATGATAGAATCTTTATTCTTCAAGTCTCTCATTCATATCAATTCTTTCTTTGTTCTTTACTCTCTTATTCTTTCTAGAAACTATTGGGCCAGCCTTTTTATTTATATTAAAGAAGGGATCTCTAACCTTCTTCTTAGGAGCTATCTTTTTGGCCCACTTATCTGCCATTGTTAATCCTCCTCATGATTGATTCAGAGACTAGAAGAGAGATTATATTATTATAAGGTTCTTGGTTTCTTGCAGACTTCTTAGCTAGTGCTAGTCTATCAGTTATTATTTCAATCTCTTCACCAGTTAATCCAGAAACCATTTCAAATGTTAGAGCTAGGTCTTGTTCAATAACTTCTCTAGGAGCTTCTACAACAATTTCTGGTAAGGATCTTTCTTGTGATAGGGCTGCATCAACTAGATCAGCTTGGATATGTGTAGGCTGTACTTCCTGTACTGTATTCTCCTCATACTCTACCCAAGTATTGATTCCTACAGACTTGCAGTGATTGTTGATGCCTTCAACTAGATCATCAATCAGAGCTTGTTTGTACTGATTGTTATGGAACTTAATGCTGAATCCATCATGCTGCTGGCAGCTTAGGGTCATATACTCTTTGTTGTGCTTTACATAATCTAATACAGGATTTAATAGATACATTTCATAAGACTGAGCTACTTGAGCTAATACATCTCTCTCATCAAAGCC